GCGTACTAAAGAAAGGATTATGAGGATCCTAAAAGATATTGATGAGAATAGTCTGAGTTCGGCATGTTTTCAATTAGGTATCACATATAGTGAACTTACAGACTACATACGCGAAAATAATTTAACTAACGAATCTTGCGATAAGGAAAACCCCCAGCCTTAATGTTGAGACTGATTACTATCATGTGGACTAACGTAATTAGAACACTCTTCTCCTAATGCAACATGTTTCCATATATGATTCTTACATATTTTTCTAATACTATTCCAATCAACAGAATACTTCTCTGCTAGGTGCTTGTAGGTGCATCCTTCCATTCTTTGTTTTCTTATCTCCAAGACCTTTTCTTCATTTAGGATCGAGTTTGCCATCATAGAACCTTTTGCTTGTCTATTCTTTGATGTGCGATCTCTCATATTATCTCCGATTGTTCCTAGGAAAAGATGATCAGGATTTACGCAAATTCGATTGTCGCAAATATGACATACTTGCATTCCCTTAGGTATATCTCCGATGAAATACTGATATGATCTTCTTGAAGCTATGTCTTTTGTGCCAATCCTTCCATATCCTCCTTTATTTTGTACTCCTTTCCAGATCCAGCAAGTCTCAGTCTTTTCAACATTTGCATCGAATATTTTTCTAGAGAATAATTTTCTAGAACATCCGCAACTTCTCGGCTTATTTTCATTTCTCAATAATTTCCAAGGAACGTCTTTTATTTTACCGCAATCGCATTTGCATCTCCAAATCATGCCCCTGCTGTTATCTCTCTTTCCTGAATCTTGAATTATTAAAAACATTCCGAATTTTTTACCTATCATAGCCATCTCCATTTTGGAATATGGTATAATATAATGTGACGCCAAGTCAAGGTTTATCTTATCTTCCTGTATGGGAAGTTTCCTCCCTTAATGTATTGATTCATCGCGGCCCCAAGGCTAGGTGACTTGGACTTCCACCAGCGACCATATTGATTTTCTCCATCCGTTTTAGCTGCTGCATTGCCCTTGATAAAAGCATTGAATATATTCTTAGGAACTCCATCATATTCGTATTCTGAACCACCTTGGAAGCGCACCTTCATTTTACCGGAGCGAGGATCGTAGGCAGCGCCCCATATGTTCGAGCTTTGAAGATCTGCGTGAGGGATTCCGTCCACTTCTTGCGGAGGAAATTGAGGTATTCTATTGCTTAGATGCTCAATGGTTGCGTTTAACTGCGCAGGATTATTAAGTAGTGATTGTGTTGCAGGAGTTGGAAATGATCTGAGGTAAGAGATAAACGCTTGAGGTTGTGATCCGGATAAAACCCATAAAAGGTGAGCATCGTTTGATACATGTGTAAGACCTGCGCCACCGGATGGTGGCTCGCCTTGAGGCGGCTCTTCTGGTGGTTGATTCTGCCCTTGCGATCTTAATTCATCAATTTCATTGCTTACATTTCTGATTGTCTCAGCAAGTTGACCCATAAAATCATCTGACAATTGCTCTCCTGATTGCAAGACATCTTGAACGCCTTGCAATAATCTATCCAGAATATCTTCCAATTCATCGGGATTCACTATTGCCTACGTTTTTGATTAAGCTCGTTTAATATGGACATTAAAGATTGTTCCCCTTTTCCGGGTTGTCCTTTCTGTTGTTGAGATCCCCGATCATAATCATAATAGACTTGACCGCCTTGCGCTTGCGCTGGCTGCATTTGTTGTCCTTGTTGGGGCGATTGCTGCTGTTGAGATGCGTTAGGCGATTGTGCGCCACCGTAGACGGCTTCTAATATTGATGACCAATCAGTCTTATGATCTTTAGATAATTTCTTGATGATATCTGTAAATCGTTTATCATTCTGAGCAAGCGCACCAGCTTGTATGACCGGGCGCCCCTTCTTTATTTCCTGATCGATAAATTGATGCAATTCCGGCGAATATTTCTCGATGATATTTCGGCTTTCTTTGGCATTTTTGCCCGTTTTGTGCGGATTTTCTGCATTTTCTGGCGATTCTTGTTCTTGAGATGCTTTAATTTGATCACCTAAAAAGTTTTTAGCCTCATTCCAATCATAGCCCGAATCCATAGCTTTTTTTACAAAAGCACCTAATTTGGGATGTATTTTCGATAAACCCTTAATCGCTAAATGCTCGGGAATATATTCGCTCAAAAAAGGTGCTGCCCTAGCCAATACAGGCGCAAAAGATGCCGCTCCATATGTTAAACCTGCTTCGATAGCTGTTCTTCCAGCTTGTTGAGCAAATCTTTTTGGCCCTTCTGATTGCCTTTTCATCTCTTCCGCTGTTCTGTCGTAAGGATTCATAGTATTACTCCCATCCTTGTAGCCATATATCATTTAAATTTATTATATTTCTATTTTCTCCTAATTCTGCCGATTGCCATCCTTGCAAATCATCTCTATTTTCATCTAAATATTTTAACCAAGCACGAGAATCGCGTCCCTTTTGATCTAATTCGTAAGCAAAAGCCAAAGGACTTCCAGTTGTTCCCATTGCTTTCTTTAAAGCTTCATGATTAACAGGAGGTATTTTTATTCCTGATACAGAACCCAAAGCCATTCCTTGTTTTGATCCAATTTTTGCAAATTCTTTTTTAGCATTTTCATCAAGTGGATAAGCTCGATGAGAGGCATAATCTGGAGAGACTTGATAATCAGAAACTAATTTTTGCTTTAGTTGTTTTTCTTCCCCTCTTTTACTTAGATCTTTTTGAATGGCATTTAAACGGCTATTAAAATCTCTGGGAGACCATGGACTTAATGAACTTAAATTTTTGTAGTTTATATAAGCATCATCAAGATCTTGAGATACTTCATTGACTGCTTGCTGCTGAGTCAATCCCTTACCGCCTTCTTTTTTTGGCAACATCGATTTTAAAACTTTCTGCTCGAACTTTTGATAAGCTAAAGGGGGAATAGTTCCATTTGCATGACCTAATTTTGTTGATTCTGCCGTAAGAGCATCTTTAACAATTTTTTCTTTATCTAAAGCTATCTTTTCTTGATTTTGATAAGCCTTCTGCCTTTCCATTTCTCTTTGCGTATTAGACTCTTCCTCTGCGACTGCATTGTCAAAATTACGGCCATATCTTTCAGGATTTTTATTGAATCTTTCGTAAGCATTTTGTCTTTCTTGTTCTTTATTCGGAGGAATATAATTTCTATAAGATTGTTCTGTTGATTCAGCATCAGCATATGTAGGAGTTTTTTCTTTTTCCTCTTTTGGTGCATTAAATTCTTCTGCGGATGGAACGTAACCTTTATTTCCATTTTGATTGCCAGACTTATCTTGATTTCCTTGATATTGATTATCTACAGATTTTAAATAGTTTTGCTGACGGGCAAGATCTCCGAAAGATTGAATCATCTGAGGAGTAGCCCCATAAGTTCCGGCCGCTTGTGCTAGAAATTGAGCCGGCGATAAATTTCCTTTATCCGCTTGATCAGCCAACGATTTAAGCCCGGTTCTTAGGCGGTAATTTTCCGCCTCTTTAGGAACCTGCTCCGCTAATCCCTTCCCAATTGCAGTTCCAACCCTTCCAAAAATACTCGCTTTCTTAATTCTTTGTGCCATGATTCACCTCTTTAAATTCTTGGGCTTGCTCGTAATCCTTGCGTTCCAGACATTGGCCCTTGCATTCCAGGGGCTCCTTGCATTCCTAAACTTCCATATGGCCCGCTTTTAGCGCCTATCGGTTTAGTTCCGGGTGCGCCGGGTTGCCCCGCCATGCCTTTAGGTATTGGAGGCACACCCATGTAAGCGGCAGCAGCAGAAGGGAGCGCGCTCGCAGCATGTTCCAGAAGACCTGTCGATCCTTCCTGTGTCACCATGTTCTGGCTGTAGGGTTGAAGTGCTTGCTCAGTTATATTTTGCAACCCTTGTGCTGAATTTTGTCTTAATCCAGCTCTAATAGCGCCTAGCCTTTCCGAAAGATCTGTTGCGCCTTGCATCTGTGCATTTCTAAATCCTGAGCTTGATAAACCACCTGCGCCCATACTTGCAAATTGCTCACTTATTCCCGGCACGATATCTTCGTTATATTGTCTAAGTTGCGGTGCTGCGAATGCGTTGAAATCAGCAGGATTATCGCTAAGATTATTTCTGTAGTAATCCGCTACTTCACCAGATGCACCCCCTGCACCACGACCTTGGGCAGCATTTTGTAAGTTCTGAAAGTTTGGCTCTTGCTCAGGTCGTAATGTTGATACGTTTTCTCTTACATCATCTGATCCCGTCCAAAAATCCTTGGCGGCCCTATTCCATTTTCTAGGAGCCAATCCAAGCCATCCTAAATTCCATTTAGACATGTTAAACCTCCAATAAATATTCTATGATTACGTAAACGCGTGTGTAATTTGATCTAGGTACTCCCGTTACTATGTAAACATCGGTAGCATCCATATAGATTTCTATCTGATTAGCCAACGCCATTGTATCAACATAAGGAATAGGTAACGCAGTAAATCCCACAGGATCTGTAGCATTTGCCCCGAGAAATATTAAAGTAAATTGTTCATTTACATTAATGAAATGAGGAGCCGAATTAATTCCATTTATCAGTAATGGGCCAAAATCAATCACTTTCCTAAATATTTGCCTGAATGTTTGGGAACTTCCCCCATCCAACACATCATTAGATCCGGGAATAAATGCCTTGCCAGAAAGTAACTCCTCATCAAGAAACCAGCCGATCTCACGAATATTCACCGCGTTCGATATCTTCTTTAATTGTTCCACGAGGAACGGCCTCGCCTCTTCCCATTTCTCCGGTACTAAATCATAAACAGGGAGGTAACTCTCGAATATTTGGCTTGAGTTTTGATCCATTAGTTACCCAAAGCTACGTATGTATAGAAAGTTCCAGGAGAATTCAAACTTTTATAACTAAAATTTGTCTTAGTTCTTTCTGTCACAAGAAGATTTTGAGTTGCCGACGTGTTATCATCGCCTTGTAAAATCACAACAAAACAATTATTAGGGAAAGAGATAGGAAAAGTTATATTAGGAGGAGAAGAGTTAGTCGTCGGTGAAAATCTTGCCCACTGAATTATTATTCCTCCCGGCAAATATGTGTATCCATTTTGAGCCACCACAGGAAGAAGATTCCTTGTCAATTCTGTTAGGATACCACCACCGGTAAGCCAATAAAGAGCCGTATCCGTGCTAATTCCATCATTAACCTGAGCACTAAAAAGCTGCCCATAACCTGCCGTGACTGGAGGCGTTGTTGGAGGATAATTAGTTGGCGGATTACTTGTATCAGAAGTGGTTGACTGAGGGACAAAATGAATAGATTCATGATAACCATTCGGGGACGTTACTGAAGCGCTGTCCAATGGTACGTGATCCACTAAGAATTGATCGTTCAAAGAAGTGAAGTTCCCTTGAAGATTCAGGTAGTCTTGATTCAGTGGGATAAAACCCGTTGGTATTCCAGGCTGATATGTAGGCATGTTAATCTCCTAAATGCTTGTTAAGCGTCCTGCACGTCTTATCCATAAGACTTGGGCGTCTATTTGTATTTCTAGTTGTTGTTGTGTTGATGCCATTTGAGAGTTAGAAAATGTGTATTGAATCGTAAAGAAATTCGCTCTCGTTGGGCAATAAACTCTATGCAAAAACTTCGTTCCTTGCTGCGCTACTGCTAAATTAGAGGGAGAAGTAGGAATGATAGAATTGAAAAATGTATCCGGAACGATGGGCTGAGATCCAATAATTGAATTGTTATATAGGGTATTGGAGGGAGTTTCATCATCATAATCGATATACATTTTCATAGACAAAGCGCCATTATTTATGGCAACCATTAAGATATCCAAATAACCAATCTGTATGCTTTGGCCTTCATCTAAGAAATTGAATTTTTTACTTGTAATATAGAAATTCTCGCGAATATTAATATATCCTATGCCTACATAAGTTCCTGTCGGCGATCCAACGACTGGAATATCAAAATCATCTGAATCAATATTATAAGTCACGAGAGTGAAGTTATTATTATCTAATACATTGATTCCATAAATACCCCCATTCAAATTAGAGAATGGTGTTGCTGTAGGAATTTGACTGATTCCGATGACAAACCCTGATTGCATATTGTGATTTGGAGATGTAATCTGAGCAATTCCATTTCCATTATTCACAATATTCGAAATATATAAGCTGATATCATTGACAGTAAGTTGATCCAAAATCTCAACAAAACCTTGCTGATTTCCTCCAACAATTAAACTATCTTCAGCATCATCATCAAGCCATGTCTTTTCGTATTCAATCCAGGGTATTTTTATTTGAAGCCAATTAGGGCTATTAATTAATTGAAAGTTACCCAATGTAGTAAGAGAATCATTGAATATCGCCCATGAATCATTTTCGTAGTTATAGACTAATCTAGCGGTAGGGAAGATCCAATTCGTATTCCCGATATTTGGATAAAATTGAACTAAAGGGATTGTCCAATAAGCCAACCTATTAGGAAAATCTCTGATGCCTTGAATACGAGCTACGCCATTATTTAAAGAATTAAACTGAAATACGAAATCTGGAATCTTTATATCGATGCGCTCTGATTTATAGCTATCGCATTCGACAACTCCTTTATCACCAATCCCAACTAATGATGTGTCAAATTGAACTGCTGAAAATGTACTCTCTACTCCCAATTCGCTATTAACACGCTCTATCTGAAAAGGAGCGATAGTGCGCCCAGTATACCGCAGTTGCCAAGTAGAACGTTCACAATAGATAACAAGGTTATCCCTAACAAAACCAATAGCAATGATATCCTCGCTCGTTGGTATATCAAGAAATCCTCCTTGCCCTCGAATATCATCTCGCCATGATCCCTTGGCCGGAGTAGGAGGAACAGCAGCGGTATAAGCAATAAAAGGATTGCCGACAGTAGACCACCGTATTCTATTAGAAAAATTCTGAGCGTTTCCAGCACTTGTCCCCTCCCATGTATTGAATGTCACCATTCTGCCACGATAGGGAAGCATTGCCAACCAATTAACAAGCCAATTCGTTGCGTCTATCTGCGCCCATGGGGAATTTACTGTTGGGTCTGTGTCGTGATAAAAATCTAGCCATGTTGTTCCGTCGGTAATGCGCGGAGGATCTGCCAATGGACCAAACTGACCAGTATTATTTGTTACCCAAAATAATTTTGCTGTTGTCGTAAATGCAGTTTTATAAGCGGGCGGCACTGACTCTATAGATATAAGAGGCGAACCTATCCAATAATTTGTCGACCAAAAGAAATCCGTAGCAGCAACATTTCCCCCGTGAGCATTCCACGTGGTACCGGGTATCCATTCCATGAAAGAACTAGTAGAAGCGTTGTAAATATAAGCATAGACCTGATCGAAAAATATTGTCTCATCATTAGCGCTATTCTGCAGTTCTCGCGTACGTATACCCATCACCGGCAATCCGGGATAGTATCCGATCGTGCCTATAAGGTTTTCTCCGGCCCCTGCAATGATCGTAATAACCCCGGTGGCATAATTTATAGTTCCACCTGTTCCTGTACCTCCTGTCGCAGTTAAAGTACCATTTAGAAGGGTGTCGGTATATAAAGTCCCGTCAGTTCCTCCCGTTAAACTAATTGTACCAGGTGCAATTGATGCCGTAGGCTCTAATCCTGTAAGTAAATTAATTGATCCATCAACTAATGTCGTGCTAATAGCTACCGATCTTTGCAGCCTGCCTAAAAATTGGTATCCTTTTTTGCGTTTGATACGCTCGCGCCATACATAGGCATTCTGCAATGTAGGATATGCATCATCCGGCAATAGGAATTCTTGACGATTTTGGACAAGCCCAGTCTCGTTCCCAACGATACGCAATGGCTTGTATCCACTCACTTAAAATCCCCCACATCCGTAGCCATTTCCTACCCCAACCCCAAATCCTAAATCTGTGCTGTTGAAAAGAGTTATTTGAGATTGCCCAATCTCCTCTATAGATTGTCTCTCTAGAACAAGCGATTCCTGACGCGCAAACCCTTCAAGCAAGTTAGTTAATCCTTCAGTATCTTGGCGGTCTCTGAGGATCTCACAGGCGCTTCCGTACGCTATATACTGGGCCCACTGGTTAAGTATCGGGTTATCAGTCACACTCATAAACTGTGTAGGCGTTAAGAAAGTCTCTATCTCGACAAG